ATCTATCGTCGGTAATATTAACACAACAAATGTCTTTATCGATACAAATGGACGCCTCAAGGAGATGGCGAAGGAGGCTGCCATCACCATCGCGCAGAAGAAGGGTGTGCTCAAACAACTTGTGTTGGATGATATTGAACCTCGTATCAACCGTGTGATCGAATTTTCCACATTGCCGGCCATCAAAGAAGAACTCAAAAAGGAGGCGCATAAGGCGGCACGCGAGGCCGTGGCAGCCTCGAAGCGGACCGAAAGTGGGCCTATGGGGCCAACCTCGTTGGCGAAGCAGGCGGAAGAACGCGCGGCAGAGGTGAAACAGTTGGCTATGAGTGGCGTGGTGAGTGAGATGAAACGAAAGCTGGCTGTCGCGGCGACGAAGTACCAGGGATCCTCGCTGCCGCATTCTGTAGAGGATGTCGTCATCCATGTGGAAGATGAGAGCGAAAGCGAGAGTGACTCCGATCTAGATGGCCACTTTGTTGATGCGAGCGGTGGCGATGGGAAGCTTTAGAGTCCAGATAACGGGCCAGTGATCACTCCAGTCCCCGCATTCGCGGCCGACCCGGTGGTTCTTTAGGACCCAGGGGCTGCCGGTCGCTGCCGCACAGTGATCGAGAACCTGCGATGTGCCCGCGAAGGTGGGGCCGCAGTGTTGTGTTAGCCAGGCATGCCCCTGGAGCCAACACATCTCTGTATTCATATCGCCGACAATGAGTGTCGGTAACGGGGTCATACGAGCCTCCACTTCTGAGAGTTGAAGTGCTTGGGCCATACGAACGGGTTCTGCAATGGGTCGCCAGAGTTCATCGCAGATCTCATAATCGGATTGCATATGGGTGTTGATCAGCCGTAGAGGGGCACCTGTAGATCGATGGATTAACTCTATACGGAACCAGCCTTTGACTACGAGTGCGTCGAATCCCACAGCGGATAGATAGGGATAGAACCGGGCATCCTGTAGTGTCCAGAGATCCGATCGCCAGGCCAGGGCCAGACCTGATCCGAAGACTGCAGCAATCTGGTGTTCCCGTGGCGGGCGCAAAAAGGTCCACCCGCGAGCCGCAAAAGCGGTTGCCAGCGCCGAATGTCTACACCAGACTTCCTGGAGCGCAACGATATCAGCGGATCGTGTGATCCACTCCACAATCTCTTTGATGGGCGGTGAACACCATGGAAATCCCCGAATATTATACGTCGCCAGACGTATCTCCATTACTCGTGGACCACGGTTACTGCCGCCATTCTTTTCCGCAATTCAGACAGCGGATGAAGATCGTCATCGGCTCATCGGCAGACCGTGTCTGCATCTCATAGTAGCGAGTCTTCGACTTCCCGCAACGCTTACACTTGAACATATCCGTACCCTCCTCCTGACCCTCGAGCATGGTCGTCTCCCGCTTGAGCTGCGCTGCAGCAAGTTCCTGCCAGTGTTCTGGATAGAGATTGTTGGCTGACATGAACGGTACTTGATGCGGCGGGAACTCCCCCTCCTGAAGACGGATGAGCAGACGACTGTTGCCAACATAGGCTTCGGGATCCAGATTCGCGAGCGTGCGGCGTGCAATTGTCTTGTAGATCGCCGCAAAGTCCGGATTCTCCCAGTGGCGGCGGACACCCTTTTTGACGGCCTCATCGAGTGAAGCATTGTAGATTCCGCGTTCAAGATCTACACGCTGATCGGGATCCAGAAGTTGATCCATGCGCTTGTCAATCAGTGCAGAGACATGTGCCCGTAGTGCCATCGTACTAGGACCAAAAAGGGGTTTGTACAGGGGTCACCTTTGCTTAGGCGTATGTCTCAGGTTGGAGTTCAGGAGCCGTCTGCCACCGCGGTGCCTTGCGACCAGGAGGAGATGGGATTTTGATCTTGGACATGACGCCCATATCCATTTTACGGAGTGAGGCGGGCATATGCATCCGGCGACGCGGTGCACGCCGTTTTCCTCCGCCACCATCCCCTTCATCATCGTAACAGTCGGCATCTTCATCCTCTGCTTCTTCCTCTTCGACTTCCTCAGCCTCTTCTTCCTCTTCGATCTCTTCCTCCTCCTCTTCTTCCTCCTTCTCTTCGACCTCATCATCCTCTTTCTCATCCTCCTCAACCTCACTCTCCTCATCCTTAATGGACTCAAATCCACCGAAGGCCTGTTCATAGAATGTAGTCCAGTTGTCAACAGTGAAATCACCATCGGCTGTGATCACGGCATCACCGAATAGCAGTACCTCATCGTGGGGAGGGGGCAGTTCATGTTTGTTCTCCGTCCCTGCTTTGCCTTCCCGCCATCCCCATACGGTTAGCATCTGTCCTTCCCAGGTATAGACACCGATCTTCTCGGCTGCTTTTGCCCTGCGAATCGCCTTTGCCACGAGTTCTCCAGTGATCGTGCCAGTGAGCACGGCCGACTTTAGAGTACGGGATTCACCGTTTGCATTTAGGATAACTACCTGGACCATCGTACATAGGCCGTACAGGATCACCCATGGGTTCACCTTTGTTCCTCTGCAGCTTAAGAAGATTCCGAATATATATAGAGTATGGGCTCCGTTATTTACGAGAGAGGTGATGCAGAGGCGGGAGCAATACACACAGAAATCACGACATACATGTGGCCCGGATTTCTGGGTGAGTGGGATGCAGAGGCACAGGCTTTTACGGCCTGGGAGCTCAAGGGATATTCTATGTTGCTGCGCCCTGACATAGCGGCACCACCCGCCATATGCATTGGCATCTCTAAGACTCCGGCGCAGAAGTGGGCTCAGGCGGGCGTTCGCTGGACGGCTTGGCCTCAGACGGGGTGGCGGCGGGGAGTTCAATCCCCTTCTCCTGCGCGTCCGCTACCTGGGTCGCGATAGCGACCAGCTGAGGGGGAGCTCCGACAGACCGACATAAGAGGACAGCCAGACGAGCTACACATCCCACAGAGGGCTTCTTGAGATCGAAGCCACCGCGACTGGCCTCCACAACCAGTGTTACAGTCTCGGGAATCACATTCTCCACGATGACCTCGAGGGGCTTCCGTGTCTCTTCGGGCAGCTCTTTCAGGAGATCCCGGAGCATCTTTAACACGAGCTCGAGGCGCTCACGACCACGGAGACCAGGGAGACGATTGGCTTCCTGTGCCAGCTGCACGCCGAGACGCATCAACCCCTGCGCGGTAGGGACTTCGGCACGGGCTTTCGCGATAAGGGCTTCCATCCTTCTTGCTCTGGACACGGGTTTTCGGTGCGCGGTCGCCCACTGTAGAATTTGCGTCCGGGCAGTAGAACTATGGATACAACCTGGGTGATCGGCCTCATCTTGTTTACCGTTGTTGGCTTCTTCGCATATCAGTGGTGGGCAAAGTCCCGGCGTCGTAGAGCTCCCGGTTCTGCACCTCCTTCTGCTGCGCCCGTAGAGGCGCTTGGCCCCTCTCCTGTAAATCCAGTGGTCAAGGAGGAACAGATCCCCGTGGTCCCTGGCCAGACGGAGGCGGAACTTCGTGCACCTGAGCCCCTGCAGCGTCGCGAACCTGTAGTCACCCAGGAGCCTGTGACCCATGATGGCATGGCCTCTGCAGAATTCCGTGACACACTACGTCACCCTGAACAGTCTTTCCACCAGCCACAGGGTCCTGCACCGACCATGCATGTCAGCGATGTGTCGGCCGGCCGCGCGGCCCCTCCTATGGCGGGCCCCCAACAGATGTTCAGCCCCGAGATGGCGCAGAATGGCGGTGTTCTTATGGGCACCGGTGTGTTCGCCTATGATGGGATGGAGGCGGGGAATCTGCCTGAGTTCTAAATCCACCTAATAAGTACAGAACATGCGATCCTACAATCTATACAAAGAGCCTGTACAGTATGAATTAGTTCATACTATACAGTATCTGCACTCACAGGGTATTCATCTAGGCCCACGCTATTGCATAGAACAGAATCATCCTACCTGGGTTGTGACCCCTTCCATTGAAACAGAGAATGGAGATCGATATATTGGCCTTGATGCCTGTATTCGTTTCTTTGAATCGACCTCTGGTATTTCAAACCTGGCTCAAAAGGCAGCAGCTTTTAACCAGGAGAACCCAGACTATAGAATTAAGAGCTATTAAGGATCCAATGTGCGGCAGTCATCCCTGCGAGTGAGAGGATCATCGTATTGTCGTGCATCCACTGTTCAAGGGCCGTAAAGGTAGGCTTCTGATCACAAATGGCCCCCACTACATGGATACCATAGAGATAGAGGAGCCATCCAAAGATGGCGACGTAGAGAGCCGTGACCATCGGTGACCACTGTGCACGCCATAGGATGTAGCCACCGAGGGCCGCAATCGTGATCATGTCTTCTCCTACATCGAAGATGGCCCCTGCCTTTGATCCAGTTCCACATCCCCGCGCCACAGCGCCATCAAGGCAATCCAGGCTCTGCCGCAGAAAGGTTAGCGCAAGGAGAGTGGGCAATGACCATCCGTGATGGAGTCCGTAGATGAGGGGTATGATCATAAGCAGACAAGCCGCTGTTATGAGGTTGGGATGAATAAAACATAGAGCAGGAGCAAGCCGATCATAGATGTAGGTATACAACATATGATCGGTGGACCATGTGGGGGATGGTGCCGGCATCCTCCTCTCTACTTGATGGCGCCTAAACGGATCGCCCCGTTACTTCCTTAATGACGACGCAGCCGGCCATCAAGGTCCAGAACTGGGGTGACTCCCTGCGCCTGCCGTGTTTTCAGAATGCCGCCGATTTTGCCGAACTCGTCACGAGCCTCGATGGATTTCGGAAACCCCCTGTACCACTTCAGAGTAAGCACATTCCTGCTCTGAAGCGGAATACGTGGTATGTACTGCGCCGCCCGTCGGATCGTGTGCGTTCGGGGCTCATCTGTGTATGGCCACGGTACAAATGCTGCGTCTACATTTCGGGGGATCTACGCCCGCGGGTTGCACTGTTGCGACTCCGTGTAGATCCACAGTTCTTCAGTGCGCCAGGGCTGACGGTGTTTGCGGCCACGCTGTCTCCTGCGGCGCGTCGGCTCTGGATTGAGGATGTGTATCTGTGGAAGGGGCGCAATGTCTTTGCAGAGGAGACATTCCGGGCCAGGATCCAGCTTGTAGACCAGTGGCTGGAGCATTATTGTATTCTGGACGCACAGCTGTTGGATGGCCTCGAGCTCGAAGGGGCGCGGTGGGAAGCCCTGGACCGCCTCAAGCCCGAAGGGGTCTGGGATCTCCAAACGGATGAAGAGGGATTTCGTCGTCTGTTTTGGAATGCGCATTATACTCCGCCAACTCAAGAGGTGCCTGTAACACCGCGCCCGATGGCGCCGAAGATCAATGAAGGGCCGCTGGTTGCTCTGGCGAGTCGTGAACCGGGCCCGGATCAATGGGCGCTGACAACTGCGGAAGGAGACGGGCTGGGTCGGGCCCTGATTCGGAAGCTGGATGTTTCAACGGCACTAAGGGGCAGCAAAGAGAAGACGGTTCATCTGGAAGTGGCTTGGAGGAGTACGTTCGGAAAATGGGAGGCCATTGGACTGAGCACGGCACTGGTCTCGGGGCGAGAGAATTTTGCCGCCGCTAAGTAGAAGATGCCCCGTCATCGTAAGACCGGACGCAAAGGGCGTAAGACCGGACGCAAAGGACGTAAGACCGGCCGTAGGGGTCAGCGTGGTGGGTCCGGCTTCGGTTACACGGCCGCGATCCCCACTGCCGCCGGTTCCTTCCTCGAAAATCGGATCTCCTACGATCACTGCACCCCTGTGCAGCGGGGTGGAAGCTGTGGCACCTGCGGTGGAACTATACTCCCCCAGGTCGGCGGCGGTGGTGGTGCCGGTGGATACGCTCTGCAGTTCGACAACAGCCTCGGAAAGGTCCACAGTGGCATGGCCGTTGGTGCGTGCCCACCGGCCCCGAACCCGCATCAGATCGGCGGAGGCAGCATCCTCAGCTATGGATATGCCCCTGGCTCTGTGGTGAGCACATCCTCTGCCCATTATCTGGACCCTGTACGGGCTGAGTCCTCCTGCAGTCGTTAAAAGGTGACCCTGGGGTACCAATACCTAGGTATACCCCTACGATGGATTCGTTTCTGAACTTTACCCCGGAGGCAACCGTAATTCACGGCCCCCGAACCGGCAAGATCCACATCCGCCCTGTGCAAATGGGCAAGAAATGGGTAACACTCGTTGAAGATCTCGATGATGATCTAGATCTTAATCGAATCGCCCGGGCCATGAAGAAGACACTCCATTGCGCTGCCGATGTGGTTCTCGATGACAAGAGCCAAAAGGAGATCATCAAACTCCAGGGAAATCACCGCGATGCCGTCAAAGACTGGCTCATTATCAATGAGGTCATTACGGAGAAAGAGGGGAAGGAACGTCTTGTGTTGCACGGTGCTTAACGGAAGAGCGGCCCCGGTGGTAGTGCCTCCTCTTTTTGCTTTGTCTGTTCCGCTTCTCCCTCGTCAACGGGTCCATCAGCCACTTCAGCAGCGCCCTTCAACATGCGAATACGATAAGCACACTGCTTGTAGAATTGTCGCCGCTTGCGATACTGACGAATACAGACATCATGTGGTGAGTCGATTACATCATAGATCACCGGCTGGAAGATTCGCTCCTCCTTCTTGAGGCGGAAGATTCTCCCCACAGCCTGTTCGATGCGAGACTTTGGTGTCGCAAGTACGACAGCACTCAGACCACGAATGTTCATTCCTTCAGCCGCAAGCATGAACGTACCAAGAACAATCTGTTTTGTAGCGGAAAGGTCACGTGCAGCAGCCTTCATTCCACCAATATAATATCCAATGGAGGTGTGCCCCCGTGCCTTAAATTCGGCTTCAAACCCTTTGAGCTGTTCAATACGATCACTGAGAATGAGGATCTGTCGCCCTTCACGGATGCAGGATTCGAGTTCCGCGCAAATCGCCCGTGTACGGGGTGTAAAGGCCGCCAGCTGATTACAGAGTTTCGGCCGACAGACCTCTCCCCGCCAGTCTACCGGTGTATCGGCATACTCGGCATCCGCGGCCGTGTATCGCAGCACACGCACTTCTACGGATTCATCGGGGTCACGCACTTTGATCTGGTAGCGCACAGGCCCCAGATAGGACAGAAACACCGAATCGAGTGCATCGAGGCGTTCCGGTGTAGCCGATAGCCCCAGCATATGCTTCGTCTGGATGGACATAAGGGCCTTACTGAAATACTCTGCACCGAGATGATGGCATTCATCGAAGATGGCGAACCCGTAATCCTTGAAGGCATCGGCTGACCATGATCGCGCGGCAACCGTCTGGATCATACAGATTGTACAATCATAGAGAGCTGGTTCCGGCTCCGGTTCCACTTCCCGTAGACGGGCCAGGAGCTCCTCCCGTTTCCCGCCGACTTTGAGACCCCGCGCCCGTAGCCGCTCTTTGAGCTCGGTAACAGTCGGAACCGTGGGTTCCATCATGCCGGTTTGGACCTTGTTCTGTTGGATAACACCGATGCGGATCCCTGGAATAGAGCGTTCGAGTTCCCCGCGCCACTGTTCCATGAGGAACTCCTGATGCACAACCACGAGGAAGCGGCGACGGATCTGACAGGCCAGCCAGATCGCCATGAAGGTTTTCCCATATCCACAGGGTACACAGATGAGCCCATTGTAACCGCCATCGCGAAAGGCATTTACAATGGGAAGTTGTTCAGGGCGGAGCTCCTTTGTAAATTGGAGCTCGGGGCGCAGAGGGAGCCCCTCTTGGCGAACGTCGCCTTCGGGGGTGCCGCAGTGCTCGAGGCCCCAGAAGCGGGGCACGTACCACCGGCTAGGGCTCTCGTAATAAATGGGAAAGGAATCCACACCGGCGGAGTATTCAGCTGCGACCTGAGGTGTCATTGTCAGCGCCTTACGAAGCGCACGGGTCTGCTCTGCATTCAGTTGATCCTTGCGAATGGCATATCCACGGTGACTGAGGAGACGGGCATCAGGTGCCGTCCATGTATTGGCGATAAACATCGTACCATCCTAGAGCAGAGAGATAGAAGGGATCACCTTTGGAACAGAATCACATCCAGGAGCCGATCACGGCGTTCCAGCAATCGCACTCTCTCTTCAGCTACAGACGCAAGGATCGCATCTGTAGGGTGTTCAAGGGGCCGTGACCCGTCTAGCCCCACGATCCCTTTGAACGGATACGTCTCGCCGTGTTCAGGGAGCATAAGAAGTGGTGTACCGACGGAATAGGCAATGGGCACCATGGCAGAAATCGCATCGCGGATCTGGTAGTCCTGCTTGGGTATAACCAGGAGCCAATCTGCGGCGGCTGCAGCGGCTACTATCTGGTCTGCAGAGACGCCATAGAGGATTCGCGGTGCATAAGGAGCCCACGCATCCTCAATGATTACTGCAGGATCTGGTCGTCTCGTAATGAATGTAAATTGGATGTCGGCCAGGTTCGGAATATAGGGTCGGATTGATTCCGGCGTAGTGGGACAGTTATAGCCAACCACGACAACATGCACCCGCTCAGTCTTCTGTTTCGTTACAGCCGGTGACCACACAGGTAACATCCAGGATTCCGGCCCACGCCCTTCCACCGGTCGTAATGAGAATCTATGCCGAAACTGCGGCCGTGACTCCCGTGTAGCCCGATGTTCAAAGAGGATAACGGTCGGCGGTTGTATCCCTGTAAGTGCAAATCGCGGATCATCATCTGTAAGCAGAAAGACAACATCACATGCTGAAGAAAAGTAGCTGCGGTAGTGTTGAATATCCAGAGGTCCATACCGACTCTGATAGAGAGCAAGCCACCCCATCTCACCCTGCACTTCAGTAAAGATCGTAAACGGTATACGACGGGATTGGAGATACTCTATTGCAAACCCAAACATCTCGTAATGATAAGGGAATCCGTTAAAGAGGGCAACACGCATTAACTCTAATTTCTGCGCAAAAACTAATGAGGCGCGTCTTCCTCGTTAGCCTGATCCTGGCTGTTGCTCTCCTCTATTTTCTGTCGATCTGGACCAGGGATCCTCTGCATGTATCACCGCCGGGACAGTATCCACTGGAGTCTGTCCGAGAAGTTCTGTGGCCCGCATCTGAGAGGCATCTCCCCTTCCGCCCCGCAGCTACAATGGGCACCAACGATGTTGCGTTCACCGAGAGCAGTGCGAAGGTGGCCTGTGCTATGTCACCGACCTGCAACCCGCCTCATTAACATGCTTTGAGCATAGACACGTCATACTTGAGCTCCCGCAGGCGCGCAAGTGTGGCTTTAGAGTAACAGTTCGTTGTGGAGTCCGTGCAACCAAAGAGGCGCATGCCCGGTGTTTGCGCGGTCATGGCCGGTGGTGCCTCGGAGCTGAACCGGTGATAGCCCTTGGGGCAGGCGGCATCATCCTGTTGCGCTCGCAGGAACTGGCAGCTCTGGGGATTCGCAAAGAAGTTGGAGTCCGTGATCACATCGCAATGGACATCTGCAGCAGCTGCGCAGTCTGTGAGCGATTCATTCGCTGGCCCTTTGCAGCAGCGCCCCGGTTCAGATCCATTCTTGACATAATTCGGCATAAATGCAGGACACAGAGCTTCCCCCTCTGCCTGGAGTAACCCCGAACGGAGTTCGAGACAATTCTTGATGGACCCCTGTGACGGGCCAAGTGTACAGAAGGTCATTGGCGGATCACCAGGTTTGGGGAAGGGAGCACGGCAGGTCTGCGCCACTTCCGCGGCGTCTGTATCGACCTTTCCGGAGCAGCAGTATGCCGCCCCTTCGTACATATACATCTGTATACCCGGTGGGCATTCCGTGATGCTGTTGATCATGGTACCGGCGAATGATTCCCGCACACGCGTCACAAGGGGAGAGCCCCATATAATTCGCACCAGGATCAACACGGTAGCCACAATAAGACCTAAGATTAGCACATCACGCATTCTCCTCTACCCAAGGTGTCGATTTCAACCCGTGAGCTGATCTAGGAATCCGACAATGTTGTCAGAGCCGAATGCAGCCGTTGAGGATATGCTAATAAAGGCAACCACTTTCAGCGGTTCCCATGCAAAGAGTCGCCCTGCAGTATCCGGCACAAAGAAAGCGCCCCAGACGTGTCCGAGAATCCAGTCGGCAATTAAGAGACCGAAGAAGGTGCCGATAAACATCAGGGCTGCTTGGGCTATAGGCATTCCTGTATGGGCAGGTGCAGACGGAATCGGCTGCCCCTCTCCATCGATACCGAGAAGCTTGAGAACATCCACTTTCTGCCCAGAGATGTCAACAACGTCGCGGCCTCCCACAACCTTGATCGGGCGACATTCGAGCTCCTTGCCGTGTGTTGCTACCGGCCCCGGCGGATCTGGGGCAGCAACGGCACCGAGGATTCCCGGTTTAGCTAACACGGCGCAACGGAGAATACGATCACGCAATACTGTTTTGCTCGGTTTGATTCCGGGGGCAGGGAGATTTTCCGGTGCCGTGTTCAGTGATCCTTCACGAGGAATCCGCTCCAGATCAGATGCACGGATACTAGCGATACTGAGCACAAGGAGAATCTGTCGCTCTTCGTCCTCGTTCTGTTGACATGTGCCATCTGTATCACTGGTGCGCCCCCGCAGATCGGGCCCACGATAGGTCAGCACGGAGGTATTTGGTGTCATGAGAGTACTCAGAGTCGGGCGCTGGACTGCAGGATCTGGCCTGGCCGATGCCGCGGCAAAATAGTCCTTTCCTGGGCCATCCTCCTTGTGCGTAACAGGAATGACAATGGTCAGCGATCGCTGTGGTTCGGTGAATGTGCGCATATGGATGTGATATTCGGCGGGATAGACATCGGACTGTCCTGGGAATACGTGGAGACCTGGTGTATGGAAAACGGCTTCATCGATGGCGTAGCGTTGTCCACGATAATCGGCGCCGACGCCGGTACTCTCCTGGATATTGACACCATCGCCGACTCCATTTCCTGCACGACGTGTTAGAATCTGGAGTGGGCCGGCCTGTGGGGAGTAGAGATAGAGACCGCAGGATGCACAGGTTGTGACATCATCGACGGAGACTGTGGTCGGCCAGGCCAGCGGTGTTTCCTCACAAGTGAGTGCGATGTTTGACATCCTCTACCTTGTGTCTGCTTTTACCGGGACTCTGTGTGACCGCTTATCGCTTTCGTCCGCTGTCGCTTATCCGTTCGCTGTTGCTTATCCGTCCGCTGTCGCTTATCCGTTCGCTGTCGCTTATCCGTTCGCTGTCGCTTATCCAAAGATCGACTTCTTGTACACAGTGGCCTTGAAAGAGCGCCCCAGTGCCGGCACATGAATCGAATCATCATTCGATACTTCGAAACATCCATTCGTGTCATCATCACAGACGCGATTCTGCACACGTACCGGAACCTGAACCGGATTGTTTCCATCTGTCCGTGTATAGTAGTTCCACCGCCCTCTACGCGCATCGATCTCTCGCCCATACAGAGGTATGATGGTACGATCCGGTGCAGCAGAGCCACTCGATCCGCCTTCCGCAGTCAGAATACCAACCTGTTGATAGGGGCCAGGGCGAGGTGTGCGTGTTGGTCGTGTAGCCAGGCCAAATCCAAGTCGCTGTACGGGCTCGGGATAGATATCAGGGCGCAGCTGCTGTTGTGGCGGTTGCTGGACAACAACGACCTGCGGTTTCTGGGGCTGCACGACGGGTACATCCCGTCCTTTCATAAAGAACCAGACACCAACCGCAATCAACAATACTACAATCCAGAGTGTATTCATATCCGTGCAGACAAATCCACGTGGACACCGTTTTGGCATACCTCTTACTGTGGGTTGACAATCCCGATATGTTGACGGGCTAGTTGACCCGGATCCATGCCCATAACCTGAGCGGCGTGATTCCAGACATCAGGGCGATCGTATTTGTCTAAGATTCCCCGCAGCCGCCGGAAGATCTCCTGGGGGTTTAGTACCTCTTCGTCTGTCCCCACAAAGTGTTCAGTCGACAGCCTTTCTCTAACGCGCGTTAACCAGGAAAGGGTCAGAATGAGAACAACGATCATCAGATAGAACCACATGGATGTCTCTATCTGAGGATGGAGGTTTAGAGGTGTATTTACTGGGAGCCAAAGAAGCCCGTGATCTTGTTCATGTCCTTCATCAGCGGTCCGAACGAGTCTAACATAGACATCAGAGACTTCTGGGTAGCCAGCAGTTCCTGTGTATCCGCAGTCATCGCCGCGATCTGTTCCGGCTTCAGGGCCTTGTAGGCATTCAGGAATGTTGTCCCCGCATCGAGGTGGTAGCCCTTATCATCATTCTCGTTGGGAAGGGTATACGGCTTTCCGAGGACCAGAGGCTCCCGACGTGTAGCATTGTCGGGTAGCATCGGCTTCGCGTTAGAGAAAGACTCCGTCTCCTTCTTCTTTTCCTTCTCTGCGTCGACTTCTTCCTCTGCCGGAGGCGCAGTGGCCCCACTGCCAGCAAATCCCTCAAACGGTCCACGGGTCTGCAGAAGAACGATCACACTCGCCCCAACCAGGAACGCAAGGGCCGCCTGCTTCGGCAGAGCTCCCAGCACCATCAGCGCGAACGCCACACCCGCTAACACCGTGTGCATGGTACCCCGGATAAGTGTATAGAGGACCGCCAGTACGAAGAATCCCATCGCCAGACTTTCGGCAGCCTTAGGGTTCCGCATGTAGTCCATTGTCTCTACTGTGTGCGCACGGAATTTAGAATACGGACGAGATACCCTGATAGATCGCAAATAGGAACCCCGCCAGCAGTGATTTAACCAGGAGCCCACCTACACTGATCTCGCCGCTGCTCAGATACATCCAGGAGGCATACCGCGAGAGAGTTCCCGTAACAACGGGGAGGTTTAACACGAATGTAAGAATAGCGACGACAACCGGAATGCGGAGTTGTGCCATGAAGGCAGTTTTCCAGGATACGGCCTTGGTTGGCGGGGGGATCACAGGTCCAGGAATGACGGCGGGGCCATGAAATGGTGCCATTCCGGGAGGCGCGGCCTGCAACATGGCCTGGAAATCCGCCATGGAGGGTTGGCTATGCCCGATCACATGCGCACGGGCGGTGCCGGCATCCATCCGGAGTTGCCCCGTACTGATGGCAACCGGTGGTTCGGTAATAACAGCCCGTTGCTGGTGTGGCGGTGCCGGAGGCGCCTGGACTGCATCACTCGCGTTCATCTCGGCGAGGATCCGCATCACACGCTCCTCATCTGCCGGAGCCCCCTCAACCGGCCCTTGGAGTTGATCTAAAGGAACACTGTGCGACATATTGATACGCGCGCTGGTTATTTTCAATCGGTGGCAACGCGTTGTACGGTCTTCACGACATCCGTCCGATCAGCGGGGCAGGGGATAACCTCTGTGGTAAACTCCACGCACTTCTCACCCATTTGGTAGACCTTGTCAATGACATCACGAACGGGCGGGCCGTGGATGACAATGCATTCGGGGCCGTTACAGAGTGGGCGAAACATGGCGGCGACACCAAATCCTATCAGAAAGCTGATGAGCGCGGCGAGCCATGGCACTTCCATATAGTCCCAGTAGTTCATTGTGGATTCCCTCTACAGGCTGCATGGAAATCCGCGTGCTAAAGTAGGGGAATGAAATTCTTTAATCATCTGCAACTGCTGCCGCTGCTGGGTGGGCTTTTTTTCGGTATGTTTTTCGTGTATGTGCTGAAGCCGACACCAACGGTACTCTACAAGTATCCGACTCTGGATAATGCGGGGAAGGTTACGTATCAGGATCGGAATGGTGTGTGCTTTAAATACCATGCCGATACGGTGGATTGCGATGCGAATGCGGGGAGGATAACACCCTTTCCTCTCCAGTAAAGGGCAGTGACCTCCCTATCCTCTCCAGGCCACTCCCTTATTCAGAGGCGCCGCCCGCCGCCTCCGTAATTGTGATCGCTCTCCGCTGAAGGGGGATGACAGGAACATCCTGCGTCACTGCCTCAAGTCTCTTCACAGAAGGCACGTATATGGCGACCCGCCCTTCATAGATCTTCGCGGCAATACCCTCTTCTAACGCTCGGATAGAAGCTTCAAGCGTTAGGATTGTCCGCCGATGAATCGCTTTCTCTGTAGCAGACGCTGCATTATACGAACGCCACGCCTCTAGTAACCGTTGTTCCTGATCGCGTAGTTCGGCATTCTGTGTAGTCACATATTGCTCCTTCTCTGTCTGAATCCGCGTATAGCGCTGCCTCGCCGCATCAACGGCCTGCTGGCTAAACTCGGCCGGCTGCGTCAGAATCGTGACAGCATCTCCTTCACGGACCCATTTCAGAGTAGACACGAGCGTGCGGGACTCGTCTGTTGTATAGATGGCAGGTGCCCGGGTTTCTGGATCGAATCCCAGATTCTGGTACTTCGGCCAACGAGACACCCAATCCTTCAGAGTCGCTACGTCATCCGGTTTCGCCGTAAGTGTCCGCGGTTTCCTAGACGCCATCTTCTCTACACTGTTGTTATTTTTGCGCCGAAATTTCAACAGCGAAGAGAAGAATGCCGCTGGATACTAACCTGTTATATGGCGAGATGGCAGGCTCTTGGCTGACACACATGGCGATCCCGGTGGGTGTCTCCGTGCTACTATCGACACTCCCCTATACACCGCTCAAGACCAAAGTCCTTATGCTCATCGGTATCTCTGCACTGCTCTCATTCCTTGTCCAATTCGGCTTCATGGCCTTCCTCCAGGCATCGAGCTGTACCGGTGTAAAGTCCTATCAAACCATTGCTGCCTCTGCTCTCGTTGGAGCCGTACTCACTGCGGCCATGATGGCTATTCCGGCCTTCTTCGAACCCATGCGGCTAATTGTGTCGAACCTCTTCATGGAACACAAGGCTCTGTTGACATCCACCATGGCGAAGAAGGAGGAGATCATCACGGAGGCGGGGCGTGAAGTGAGGGAGATTGATCAGACCGGCGGTGCACTCACCTACATCGACTATGAAGAACAGGAGTTTAAGGAGACTATGATCGGCACAAGCTACTGGGCAGCCTTTGCCGGTGCATATGGTGTTGGTATCGGGAGCATGATTGCCGGTAAGTGCCCGGCTGTCGCTTAGATCTCTGGAGGGGCCTCACCGTAGTAGACATATCGGCGGACTCCACTCTCTTCAGATTCGGGCTCCAGCATATAATAGCCCTGCCGGGGCTTCTTGCGCGGACGTCCCCGAGGGCGTCTAGGTGCTTCTATCTCCTGATCCGGTTCCTCTTCCTCCTCTGGCCCCATCATGGCAAGAGCAGGTGTAGCCCACAGGAGTGTCCCCGACGCCGCCAGTGCATAACTCACAATGGCCCACACAATCACAAAGAGCCAGAAGGGAAAGATGGTGTACCGGGCATTACGCTGATATCCAAACTCCTTCCAGCTCCCGTTCTCGTTAAACATCAGCGCCGGTCGCAGATGTAGGACTACTCCTAATCCAATCGTGTAGATGACAATCGCCAGCCACAGGAATTCCATCTATGGTGTGCGCGGAAATCTACTCATCATCGTTCGCGTCATCCATACCCATGTAACCGGCCTCTGGGCCGGCATCGAGGGCGCCGAATCCGAAGTCGTTCGCAGGTGCGGCGGCTGCTACACCCTCCACGAGAATGCGATCCACGGGTGCATCTACGACACCCATGCGCTCCCGCTGAGCCCGTTCGAATTCGAATAGATCTTCATCGAACTTCCCGAATCCCTTGGCCGCGATACCCCAGCGCCCTATGCGGAGCTGTTTCTGGATGAGTGCCGCCGCCCGGAGATCTTCATCCTTGATACCTCCGAGCTCCTCTACAATGCTTGTGCGCTCGAGCTCCGCGCGCTGTTGGAGAACCTGTTTGATCTCTTCTTTGGAGAAGCGGATAAACTGCTGTTTGACGTGGAGCAGTAAGGCCCGTGTCCAGTTCGATACGAGATCCGCCACCTCCACCCGTTTCGCCATATTTCCCTCCAGACGATCATAAATCCAGGATTCCGGCTGCACGACATCATTCCACGCATGGAGGATCAAGCACCGCAGCAACAGCTGGGCTTCCTCCACCGTCCATTCTGTACTGGTGCCCTTGCGCACCAGTTGGATCCAGGTACGCAGAATGGGGCCGAGTTGCCGCGCCATCAGGCGCAGTGATGTTGACATCGCATCTGTGACCTCTCCGCCATACCAGTCCGCATTCTTCTCGAGGAAACCGTTAATGACGGCATTGTGTGCGGTACTGATGTTGGACCACCTAGCTCCTGTAACCTTCTTCACCCGATATCCAACACCGGCCATCATCGGCTTCGCGCACCAGTATTCCTGGAGGGCCTGTGGCCCCTCCACGAAGGGATCCTCTGTCATGGTATCGAAGACACGCAGAGCCGTTACGAGCTCCTTCCGCCGTGCCTCAGATCCACCTCCAACACGATCCATGATGGCAGCACGGAGCTCATCCGAATGCTCTGTCACCGGTGCCCACAGAATCGCGCGATCTACATCGTTGAGCTCCTCCGATGCACCTGACCTCTCCTGAATCGAAGCAAGGACCTCAGCGAGCTTCTCGGCACACGTGTTAAATTTACTGGCCTGTGTTACAGTGACTATGGCCTGAAGACCATCCATCCACGAGCTCCGAGACGCCATGACCTTTTTACGGATGATCTTCCGACGGCGCACTGCATCGGATAGCGAATCGAATTCAGCCTGTGATGTCTCCACACGGAGATCTCCCTGCTGAGATGCCAGGATTCCCGCACCCTCTGTGGCAAAATCAATGAGATCCAGCGGCTTCCCGAGAGAGAGCCCGCACTGCCTACAGATATTCCCCACACTGAACTCGTGGAACTCACCGACCTGCGGGCCACGATAGCAGTACTTCAAGAAGAGTTTGAAATACACACCCTCATCTACCGTCTGGGATACTACTTCGGTCACTGGCGTCTCGAAGATCGGCCAGAGATGGGTTCCCGCCGTGACAGTGGATGGAATCGAATTGTAGAGCAGGGCCCGTGCTGTAACGAGTGTCTTCCGTTCTGGGCCGCCCAGGAGCGCTCCCGTATCGGCTTCACGGAGGGGTACAGGGCAGCATACGGAATCCGTTGTCTTTGCGGCCGGCGGTTTCCCTGCAACTGCCGCTCCGTGGAGTTCACTAATGACCGCAATGGCCTGTTGACGGATCGCCGAGGCAACAGGTTCGATCAGGGGTGCCGTGTCCGTGGCGGCCTGGATCGCGGGAAGAGGATCCTTCTCTCCACCAGGGCGACTTGTGGTTGGTGGAAAGGGGTCAGGCCGGAATCCGACGGGCATTTGATCCTTGAGACTGACCAGTGTCCGCTTCATGCGGAGTTCCGTATCTGTCCGCTCCTTGTCGAGCATCTGGTTCAAGATCACAGTGAACGGGAGCGGGGCGATCTTTTTGTCATCGGCGACACCCAACATGACCTTCGCCGCACTGACTACAGAGGTGTGGATCATCTTCTTGCGACTTTCGCCCTGCATGACTTCCCAGGGAACGCCCGCCATGGGTGTCTGCATCGTATCGATAAGGGCGGCAACGCACGACATGTAGCGTAGCGGTCCACTCTCTTCCGGATTTTCGGGGTCCAGGGGCCATCCCTTCCGGCTGAAGGGGCAGCGGGCCTCCGGATTGTTGACAGTCACATACGGTTCCGAGATCTGCAGCGAGATACCGAGAAGCGCCAGCAGTGCAGTGATTCGCAGCTGGGCAACGATACTCTCGTAGGTCGGTGCCGCTTTTCCGCGCGCAAGTGCAGCCGCACGGGTCTTGTCCCAATCAGCTTTCACCGGTGCACGGATACTGACATACATATCCGCGTTCGTGACGACGAAGCGTGTTACATCCGCGGGAAGAACGAGTCCTCCACGCTGGACGAGAATATTCAGAATCGCCGCGACTTGCTTTTGGGAGGCCACAGAGAACTCCACAGGGGCTGCGACCATTGCAGCGGTCTCCTTCCTCCATGTGGAGGTCATGGGCCCCTCCTCCATCTGTTCTGCAGTTAACACGGACCGACTCTGGATCGCATTTCCGTCATCGTCGAACTCGACATGCTCATCATAGTCAATATCCTGGAGCGGCTGTCCGCAATTCTTACAGACGATCTTGCCCTCATAGCGGTCTCCGCCGAACCGGACCAGAATCTGGCGTTGAATGGCCTCCATACGACTCGGCTGCGCCATGGCTTCGAGTTCCATGAGTTCGTGATAGCAGACACACTCCTGTTTACAGAGAGCGCAGGTGATCCAGCTACCGGATTTGCCGCCCTGGTACTCCTCGACGAATTCACGGAGGAGACGAGAGCGCTGGAGCCCGTCGTTCTGATTCCGAATCGCCTCGAGGCGTTTGACGTGGGGGCAGCTGTTGATCTCGGGTTCGGCCTTGAGGGTAAACAGAAGATAGTCACGGAGCACCTTGCGACGAAGCGTATAGGAACGGCTAGCGGAGAGAGCGGCGGTCGCTAGCACGGGATCAATGGTCAGCGTACGCCCATCGGCCCGCGCCAGCGTGGACCAAACCAGTGGGGCCGCATCGCCCTGCGCCTCCATGAGGAGTGCAGCTGTTAGCACGGTTGGTGCATCGCTGATCCCCGTCTGTTGCCGCCCGATATCATCGATGAGCTCCCGCAGCTCCGCAGCGCCTCGGATCGCCGGCCATGTGGGGGAATCATCTCCCGTGACTGTCTGGTATGTCCTTGCAGGAGCCGCCTTGATGGCTGCAGTGATCCGATCCCGCTCCTTCATGATCAGACGACGCCACTTTCCCTGGGAATCACGGACCCACTTCTGAATGACATCTGCCACCTCCGGTGCGAGGTCGTGATCTCCTACACCCAGTGAATCGAGGACAGAGAGGAGCTGGGGGGTGCGCGGTGCCAGGCTATACATCGGATGCACAGCGTACTTCAACACGGAGGACAGCCAGGATGCAACGGTCACATCAGAGGTGGCGGTCGCATCAAGCGCCCAGGCGGCATCCGGCGCCTTGTCTTTCCGATAGATCTCCCGCAGAGTCTGTGTAATCGTCGGTAGATTGTCGGATTTGAGAGCTGCGGAGTACAGAAGCGCCGTGGGAAGATCACCAGGGCGGGTTGGAGGGCGCAGAGTGATCGCGGCCTTGATAGGCAACATCACGTAGCCATTAATCTTGGATGGATCGTGGGGCGCGATCACGAAGGTCTCCCGTGTCCGTGGGTGCGTGAAGGTATCTCCTGTTAGCACACGAATCGAGCGATCCATGACATTGTTAATGATGTAGCCCGTAGTCAGGGGCGGAGCATCATCCACATAGGGTTGTGGCAGATTGGAACTCAGACCCTGGACCCGTACGTCTGGCTTCGCCGAACGGAAGACATCCTGATCTTGGGCCCAGGGGCTAGGGCGCGCACCCGTAAGTGTGATCAAATCGCGACTATACATATCATAGATGTAGGCCGCAAACGCATTCTGCATATCAGACGGTGTCACTCCTTCGCTGTACTGCGCCTCTCTGTTACGGGATTCCTCCTCCACATTCATAATGGCACGGAAATCCACCTGGGACTTATCATAGGCCTGTGTTACACCAGTGAGCCCACCCACCTGCACATCCATAGCCACAATATCCAGATTCAGCACATGGGCGGCGTCTACAATTGGGATTGCGGCAGGTAGCGGCCCAGACGCCTGTTTGACTACATCATCCATGGTGGCGACTACGTGGGGTGCGGGCCCGGTGATCGTACCGACATCATCGCGAAGCACGGACTTATTCTTGAGCGCAATAGCCAGGTCGACTTCCCGTTCGATGAAACGGATGCGACGAGGATTGGATCGCTGTTTGTCTGTGAGCTCGCCGCGGAGATCCTGAAAGAGATCCTCCCGCTGCATGGATTCGGGGTAAGACCCACCGACGCGGACATCCTGGGGAGCCGGCTCAGGCATCACACTCATCAGGAGTGACAGCATCTCGGTCTGACGCCGTCTGGTCTCAGCGGCCGCTGCTGCCACTTCGGGGGCTTCTGGTGCTTCGGCAGCGGGAGCATTCAGACTAGAACGGACACGGATCACTGCGATAGGCGGCTGGGGGCCTACACCTCGAAACTTCAGGACTGTTCCGTCGTCGAGCTTGAGACTATCTTTTGTGGGTGTCTTGATGATCTCGGCCACGGTGGCTGACTCACGGACCTTTTCACCGGTGGCCGTAAAGAATTCGAGGATATCTCCTGGTTGGGCACCGAGGAAATCGACATAATAGGGGGATGCCTGTACTTCGACGACTTCGATATCCTCTACACCAAGCTCCGGGGCAAAGCGTGCGCCGCCTTCGAGAATAGGAAACTCAAGGGCGCGATCACTGACCTCCTGTGGCATAATGCGAACCATGGACTCGTCGCGATAGATAATACGCCCAACTACGAATCCGTGGGCTTTGCTGAGAACATTGACTAAGTTGCCTATGTGGAGGGGATCGACCTCTGTGTCCTCTTCCTTTGGCTGTTCCTCTTCCTTTGGTTCTTCTTGCTGCTGCTCTGCTGCAGCAGCTAGGGCTGCTAGGGCTGCCTCCGCCTCTTGTTCTTGTGACATCCGCTACTCTCTGTAAGGGTTTTGTGGAGGGGTGTTGCCGCAAAGTTGACTAGGGGTCAGGCCCATGCTCGACCAGGTACGACAGATTACGATGCTACGCTATAATTCTCTCATTCAGAAGTACCCTACTAGCGAGGAGCTCTTCGCCTTTCTGCGATCCGATGAGGGCGGACGGATTCAGATTCGCGAGACGGCCATGCGGCCCGACTTCCCCCTGGCCGTTCTCTATTACGACAAGAAGAAGTCCGACATGGCGAATCCCAGCGTCGGGTTCTTTCGCTCCGTGATCTGGGACACTGTAAAGAACCGACCGGTGTGCGTAGGCCCTGCACGGGGCTCCAAGTTCTCGGCTGCAGTAGCGGGGCCGATCCACGTACAGGATTTCATCGACGGTGTCATGATCAACATGTTCTATTACAATGGCGCCTGGCATCTGGCTACCCGTACCCAGATCGGTGCCGAGAACTCCTTCTATGGGCGGCGCCCCTATGCCTCTCTCTTCTGGGAGGCCTTTGCTGCACTGGGCCTGACTCTCGATTCTCTCGATACAACTGCGACCTATTCTTGGGTGCTGCAGCATCCTGAGGAGCGGATTGTGGTGGCCCCCGAGTTCGGAATCCCAAAGCTCTATCTCATCAAGTCTGAGGATAGCGCTCTGAAGGTGCCCCGTCCTGTGACCCACGACCTGGACACTCTGGAGAAGATCAAGGATCGCGTGCAGCTCTGGGGGCGGAAGTTCGGTGCGCAGTGGCAGGGGCTGATCTTCTATGACAAGAATGGTACTCGTTACAAGATCCGGTCCGATGCCTATGAGGAGGCCCGTCATCTCCGTGGCAACCAGCCCAAGCGAGAGTACCTCTGGCTGGAGCGCTGGACCGAGGGGCGTCTGCCGGCGTATACCCGCCTGTATCCCGAGGAGGAGCATCAGGCCACTGCGATCGTCGAGCAGTTCAAGACCTGCACGAAGGAGTTCTACGAGGTCTATGGCTCCGTCTACAAGGAGAAGAAGTTCCCCCTGAAGGCCGCGCCCCAGAAGTATCGGAAGCTGCTCTGGGAGGCCCGACAGGCCGGCGTCGGTGGCTACTTCCCTGCACTGCGAGACTTCATGAACAAGCAGGATGTGGCACGGAAGCTGTGGCTGGTCAACTACGAGGCCCGCTATCCTGGTGAAGAGGTAGAGGTCGCTGCCGCCTAAGACACAGGTTGAAGCAGAAATACATTTTGGATAAACACGGTAAGATGTGTGGTATCTGTGTTCTATGGGGGCCCGGATCGAGCCCAGAGATGCATGCGGAGGCTATGAAGGTCTTGGCTACACGGGGCCCTGATGGATCCCAACAGTTCGTACTTTCCAGTGGTATCCATGTGGGATTTACACGTCTCCACATCCGAGGAGCCCCCGGTCTCGAACAACCGTTTCGTCTGCGCGATGGGCGTGTTGTCATGTGCAACGGAGAGATCTATAATTCCGAAATTCTGATCCAACAGATGGGCCTACAGGTTCCCGAAGGTGCCAGCGACTGTGCCGTGATTCCGGCACTTCTGGAACGTGGCCTGCCGTTACGGGAGGTTGTCCGCCTCCTCGATGGTGAATTTGCCATTGTTCTGGTTGAGGGATCCACTGTTACTGCAACACGAGATCCTTATGGTGTCAGGCCTCTGTATTTTGTCAGTGGCGGCGACTGGTTCGGTCTTGTTAGCGATAAGGCTGCGCTTACGGGGAACGCAGAACCCCTACCAACAGGGACTCTGGTTCAATACAATCCGGCGAGTCAAGAGATCTGGCATCAGCCGCCATGGCTCAAGATTCCCTTCTGGCGATCGAGTGTCGAGGGGCTCACACAGGCCGGTGCCGTTCTTCGTCATGCCCTGGAGGAAGCGATATACAAACGGCTTCCTACACAGGATGTGGGTGTCTATATGACAGGGGGGCTCGGATCTGCGCTAATTGCTGCGATCGCCGCTCGACGTGTTGGGTCTCGTCTTCATACCTATGGGCCCACAGATCCATCCATCCGATCTGTGAACCATCCTCTCTCTGATCTGGAGGCCCCTGGACCCGTTAAGGTCATTCTGACAGAGGAGGGAATCGATGCGATCTTCGGTGCCACGGGCCCCGAGTTTGAGGCCGAGGTGGATCGTCGCCTTCGTTCACCAAAGATCGCACCGTTGGAGGAGAAGTTGGCGACTGTCGGTATTGAGACACGAAGCCCGTTCCTTGATCGGCAGTTTGTCGCCGTTGCACGGAGCCTGCCTACGGATGTACTCCAGCCCCGCCCCGACTTCATGCCGATGACGATTCTCCGCCTTGCATTTTCGAAGAGCTCTCTGTTACCCGACAGTATTCTGTGGGCCCCTACTAAGGAAGCATGAACGCACATCCCAATTTTATTCCAAACCCCAATGTTCAGATTGGGTCCTTGTCACTTCTTAGCACCCCTATTCAGAGTCTGCAGAGATATGTGGCTACACTGACTCCTGGGCAACAGAGGTCCTTACTTGATCGCCTACGAGGTCTACAGTTGCAGATGATCGGATATGCCTCATCTATAGAAGAACCACAGCCGCCCTACGATTTTGATCAACAGGAGGATGCCCTGCTTGCTGCGTTCGCGAGGCTAAAACAGCCCGCTCTTGTTATCCAGGATGCAATTGAAAAAGGAGATTCTGGACCCATTCAAGAATGGTATGGAGGCGGGCGGAATATGAACAGTGTCACAACGGGGTTTCTGCGAATTAATCCGGATAAGCCGGAGTCTATGGCACCCTTACTCAATGACATGACTCGGCACTATGATACGCGCATCAGACGTATTCGGTCAGATCTTATCAAAGTACAACGCGAACGGTCCATGTATGAAACCGCTGCAATGAAGTTTGCACAGAAGAATAAAAAACAGGAGGCCATTCGTCATGTACTTCCTAAGGTGGAGGCTCTGATTGCTACGCTCGAACGGGCTCCCACAGAGACAACCGGTCTCTTACAATGTGATCCGAAACAGAAGGGATGTCTGGAGCGCCTGAAAAATGTCTTCAGAGGGAGGACGCAGCGAGGCGGTGCTAAAAACCGTCGCAAGAGTAGGGGACATGCGATCCGGAAAACTCGCCGTCAGCGGCGGTCACACCATCTATTATGAAGAGCACGGGTCTGGAATTCCGATTGTCGTGCTCCATGGGGGTCCAGGCGGCGGGATGCAGCACTCCGTGCTCAAACTCTTCTCTCTGAAGGAGTGGAGGGTCATCCTGTTTGATCAGCGCGGGTGCGGGAAATCTACACCGGCCCTCGAGACCCGTCAGAATACAACATGGCACCTCGTTTCCGACATGGAGGCGCTTAGACTTCATCTGGGGATTAGTCGCTGGGCTCTCTTCGGTGGCTCCTGGGGTACCACACTGGCCCTGGCCTATGCATCTCGCCATGGATCCCGTGTGACCGGTGCAATCCTCCGTGGAGTCTGTTTAATGGAGCCGTGGGAACAGCGCTGGTTATATACAGAGGAGGGTGCTGCGCGACTCCGCCCGATCGAGTGGCGTGCTTTCCGTCTAGGTAGGCGGACCTCTATGGTGCATGCATACCGGTCTCGGCTACAGAATCGTCGAACCCGAAGGGCGGCGGCACGGGCCTGGTGGGACTGGGAAGCTGCACTGTCAACTCTGGAGCCCAGCCGTGATACCACACCGATCGCGAAGGTCGAGAGCCTCGCAGTCCTCGAGAATCACTATTTCAGCCACAATGCCTGGATCCGGCCTGGACTGCTATTGCGAGCCGCGACCAAGATGCAGTTTCCCGTCTTCATTGTGCAAGGGGCCTATGATCTCGTCTGTCCTCCGATGGCCGCTGTCTCTCTGGCTCGAGCCCTGCCAAATGCATCTCTGAAGCTCGTGCACGCGGGGCATGCTGCAACCGAACCCGAGATTGTAAAGGGGCTACGCACCGCTGTCCTCGAGCTTAAAGCACGGCTGTAGTCTTCTCAACCAAACGGATGAGTGATTCTGAACGGTCTTCCCGCATCAAGAGTTTTGATGAAGTGGTTCGTGCATTGAAGGAAGATGTTAGTTCAAACCAATCCGCTGGAGAGGATGATATAGTCGCATATGACAGTGATGAATATATCTATGCACATATCTCTGGAGAAGAAGTGCCTGTCCATCTTCGCAAAGGAGCATTAATCGGTCAGAATCCTGGGCCCAAATCCACTACGGAAATCCCCTCCTTTGAGGAGCAGCCCACTGGTTTTGCCTCTTTTGTGCATGACTCCATCTCTCAGACGATTAGCACCTACACGATTTCTCATAAACGACATGAGGAGAAGGACACCGATCGCGTCTTTTACGAATTTGATGACGGATGCTCCAATCCCCTTGTCATTGTATGTTTCGATACCCCCTCTACACGTCTGGTGAGTGTAAACAAGGTGGTTATGCCGCTATACCAGTTCCTGTCTATTATCCGAATGGAGGAATCCACGATGGCCCATCGTGAAGAGAAGAAGACAACCGGTGATCTGCGATCTCCGCCCCTCATCCTCCACACTCATATCCAATGCACCACAGATGAGGGGGAGAAGCTCTACATTCCGAATACGAAGGTAGAACAGCTGATGATGGCGCTAACTGTTCTGGGAAAGGATGAGACCTATGACCCTGAGGAGCTGGTCCCGAGCCCTTCGCCTACTGTGACACAGGTCGAGATGGAATATGTAGGCCCCCTGCGGCGATTTCTTCAGTGGCTCTGGTAGGGAGGATGAAGCCAGCAAAGTACTATGCGGGGCTAAGTCGCACACAAAAGAAAACGAGAGCTGCGGAGATCCAGCGATTTGGTGCATTGCATTGGCGGGATCCGGCGGCCTATGTAGGGTTTAAAACGGACGAGGGGCGGGTCACACGCAAGAGTAGTTACACGGCGCAATGGCAACGCCGATTCCCTGATGCACGGAGCCTAGAGGAGAAGGCAGCCGTGACGGGGGTTCCCGTTCGGTTTCTGAGGGAAAGTTACAATCGTGGCCTTGCCGCATGGCGTACGGGGCACCGCCCCGGTGCAACACAGCAACAGTGGGGCTATGCCCGCGTACACAGTTTCCTGCTTTGCGGCAAAACAGCGCGTACTACGGACTCTGATCTCAGACGTGAGGCCATCGCATCCTCAGCTGGTGCGAAGCGGTGGTATCGCGACTGTCAATAAGCGGGAGGAATAGTGGCAACAGCTGCGGCGAGACGGGCTGCAGCACGAGTCTGTGTCTGATCTGTAGCAATGAGTTTGAACTTCGGAGGTGCCGTGATCAGAACACGGATGCCCTCCATGCGCCCCAGGCGATTGAGCTCTGAAGAAAGCGCCTGCACCCCTTCATAGGAGGTTCCGAAGCGAATCGTGACCTCTTTTGATGCAGTATAGGTTGTTGCGACCACCTTAGAGCGGATTGCTCGAACAAGCGTGTCGGGGATCGATACAGGTAGAACCATCGTTGCGGTCGAGCCCTGCGCACAGATCTCTTCAAAGACGCTATATACATCCTCATAGGCATCGTCGAGCGCATCCTTGAGCGGCCAGATCACATCGCGATACAGAGCTTCGATCCTCGCACTATCATGTTCGGCCGCTGTACGGACAATGAGATCCACCTTTGCATCCCGATGATACTGCGTGAGCGCGGTGGCTGCCTCTTCCTCCCGTACCCGTTTCATAGAGACATCGAGGGGCGCCGTTCGGATAATCTGCACAGCGATCAACTTCCCTACGCGCACGTAATCACTGATGGCCTGGCCGCGGCGAACAGGGATCTCAGATGTAGGCAACATGGCCTCCAGGTCTCCATAGGAGGGCAGCGTACAAGACACAGCGACATCACTGATGGCAATAACATCAGCGATGACGATGGAATCGAGATGTGGAATCTGTTCTTGGAACCACCGTGTAGGCATCGTAGTGGGCCAATCACCAAGCCGATCACCGGTCACGTTTTTGTATCCAGAGGAAGGCGATCGCCATGGTTGCCAAGAGCAGATAGGAACGTAGGAGGTAGGTCAGGGACAACCATGTCAGAATCCCTGCACCCCATCCCCACCAGCGAATGACGGCTAGCGTTCCCACGACATAGCCAACTAACACGGCAAGTAACAGCATCAGATGAATCATGGGTGCCTCTATTCTGGTGTGGGATTCTCTGTAGCACATGGACCACAGGAGACTTTCAAGACGTCCAGTCCGGATCTGTTACCGGTGTCGTAGAGGCGCGCAGCGCACCCGTATCCTGATTCTGATAGACACGACAATTCGCATACCCAAGATGAATGGTGATATTTCGTTCTTGCTCTTTCGCATGTCGCTGTGTCTTTACACCTGTTAGTGCCCGGATCAGTGTGGACTTTCCCTCACTGACATGCCCGAGCGTGCCCACGAGATGGGTGGCCTGACGGGCCATGACCTCGGCTTCTCGGATGCACAGAGGTTCCGGTTCTTCTTTAGAAGAACCGTTACTCACGCTACTCTGTAGCACGGGTTCCGTTTTTTCTTTAGAAAAAGTGTTACTCATGCTACTCCGTAGCATGGGTTCCATACTCTGAAACGGTGGCCAATCCGTTTAGGCCCACGGGACTTAAATCACGTGATCCGCATAGGGAAGTAAATGGCAGCATCACCTGCATCGATGCTGAAGGTGGTCTCATCGGGCCTCGAAGATCTCGGGCGACTTAATCTGCCAAAAGGACAGCCGTCACTGACACCCTATCGCTCCGTTATTCGGAAACGGAACCGCTGGGCCTCCCAATGGCGTCGTGTAGATTTTGACATGTTGGCCGACTTCGGTCGCACTGCAACCGTCACGCTGCCCATTCTCGGTGATCTGATTACGCGGGCGACCCTCGTGGTTGATCTGCCGGATCTGGTGAGTTCACAGCGTGCCGCAATCGAAGCAGGGGCTGTCGGACCATTCTGGTCCTGGACAAACGGTGTCGGCCACGCTCTGTGTAGCGATGTACAGTTCAAGATCAATGATCAGATTCTCGACCGATTTAACAGTCAACTGCTGGCCGCTCTCGATGAGCAACACGCGCCAATTGAACACATTGACTCTACGAATCAGCTGCTTCTCCGGAATCCGTCGACCTATTCGGCCACGGAAACACAGGACCCCACTGCTTCTGTAGAAGTCGTGTTTCCCTTCTGGTGGAATCGCGGCCTCGGTCCACAGGCACTCCCCATTCAGGCACTCTACAAAGACAAAGTGCAGATTACCGTCTCGTTCAGGGCTGCACAGGATGTGGTGTATACGACGGGGCGTGCCGCAGATGGGGGGCTACCGCCGCTGTCCGGTGCAACCTTCGTGGATAGCAGTGGGGCCCCGGTGCCCGGTGTCGCCATGCCCACACAATGGCACTTTCGTGATGCCTATTGGATTGTTGAATATATCAGCCTTGAGGATCGCGAAGCCGCGGCGATCCGCATGGCCGACCTCCAGATTCCGTTCGAGCAGCGGATTCTTGTCCCGCCTCAAACAACGGCCGGCGCCCGCTATGTTCGGATCCCGCTGGAGCAGGCGGGGCTGATTCGAGATATGACATGGATCGCCCAGCGCGACGATGCGCTAACATACAATAACTACTTTCTGTTTAGTCGCGATCTAGGTGACCCCTGGTGGCCGAATGCCGTCTTTCCGCTCTGGGACTATCAGGATGGATATGCCCGCCCCGCCTTTGTTGATCGGCGTTCGGACCCCATTCAATCCGCCACCCTCTGGATTGGTGGCAAGCGGCGGTTTGAGAGTGATGCCCCCTCCTTTTTCCGGACGCTCATGCCGGCTCTCAACTGCCGGCGAACACCGTCGATCAATCGGTATGTCTATCGCTATGATTTCGGTTTCTGGCCCTCTGGTGGTCTCGCAGAAACGCTTGATCTGGCAGTCGACGAAGTCCGTGGCGCGGCCAATTGGGATAAGTTGCCGGACAAGGAGCTCGCTCTCACTATGAATGTGGGCTGCACGACACCGACATGGGCCCCTGATCCGTCACAGCCGGCCCGAACCTACACTGGAGCTACCTTCCAACAACTGGAATCAGATTTTGCGGGCACAACACAGGCATTCCGTGTTGATCTCTATGGTGCAACACCGTATCTCCCACCCTCTGAATTCGGTGATCAGGATGTCAGTGGCTACACTGCAAATGGATGTGGAGCCTATGTTTCGGGCATCGTTGACTATCAGACGCTCCGTCGCACGCCGAACTTTGCCTCTGTGGCGGTTCGCACAGTTCCAAATGGATCTGCATCCCTTGTCCTCCAGGCCATTGACCCGAGTACAGCCGCATCGACCTACACCTGGATCGCCGTGGCCGGTGGTGGCGGGTGGGGCTCCGGTGCTGGAAACGGCGGTGATGCGGGTTCTGCTGTCCAGATTGGATCACGGGGAGATGGTGTTCATTCCCACGATGCCAGTGGCGGGTATGGGGGTGCCGGTGGAGGGCGACCCGCTGCAGTCGGCGCACCCGATGGACAACTCATGCCTACAAATTCCGTGGCCTTTGTTACCACGTTTGCGACTACTGGAACCGGTAATGCTGGTGACGGCTATGCAGGAGGTGGCTCTGGATTCATCGGTGGCGGAGGCGGTGGAAGCTACGTGAGTCGGCTGATCAGTGGTGTGGAATCCTACACTCTCACAGATCCTGCGCCAGTGCGCGCCGTAGTAACACCACTCATTCGTGCTGATCCGCCGCCGCCATCCTACCAGATTCATGTATGGCTGACCCGCATTAACATGTTGCGGGTCTCCAGTGGCCGAGCAGCTGTTCTGTTTACGGTCTAGGGCGCCAAAGTTGACAGGGGTGGCCTGACCCCCGCCCAACCCACTACGATGAGCACGCAGTTTGTAGTAGACACCTCCAACCCTGAGGACTTCCCTCCCATCAGCTCCTTTGATGACCTGGGGCTGTCTGAGCATCTCCTCCGTGGGATCTATTCCTACGGTTTCGAGAAGCCGTCCGCCATTCAGTCCGTGGCGGTGAAGCCCATTGTGATGGGCCGCGATGTGCTGGGACAGGCCCAGTCCGGTACCGGAAAGACCGGTACCTTCGGCATCGGCCTCCTGGGTCGCATTGATCCCACTCTGAAGAAGACCCAGGCGGTTGTGCTGGCCCCGACCCACGAGCTGTCTCTGCAGATCTCCCGTGTGATCTCGGCCCTGAGCAACTTCATGAAGATCAATGTGGTGCTGGCGGTGGGTGGCACTCCCCGTCACATCAACGGGCGCGAGTGTCGCGCGGGCCCCCAGGTTGTGGTCGGCACTCCTGGGCGCATCTGGGACCTGGCCTCCAGCGGCGATCTGTCCTTTGAGCATCTCCGTATCTTTGTGATTGACGAGGTGGACGAGATGCTCCAGGATCGCTTCGCCGATCAGGTGGGACAGATTGTGAAGCTGGGGCTGCCGGATTCCTGCCGCGTGGCCTTCTTCTCTGCGACCATGCCCCAGAATGTGCGCGATCTGGCGGATCAGATTCTGTCGGATCCCGTGCGTATCACCCTCCGCACGGAGAATGTGAAGCTGGATGGCATCAAGCAGTTCTATGTTTCTCTGCAGGATGAAGCCTGGAAGGTTGACACCTTCTGTGACATCTTCGAATCCCTGACGATCGAGTCCTCCATCATCTTCGTAAATACAAAGGAGCGCGCCGAGAAGCTGCACGCGATTCTGACTGAGCGCGGCTTCCCCGTCTCCGTTATCTACGGTGAACCCATGCCCCAGGCCATCCGCAAGCAGCGGATGGATGACTTTATCAAGGGGCAGACCCGTGTTCTCATTGCCACGAACCTACTAGCGCGCGGCATTGATGTGCAACAGGTGTCTGTTGTGTTTAACTTCGATCTTCCTTCCTTCGAGGACAAGGAGAGCTATATCCACCGTATCGGTCGCTGCGGTCGATTCGGACGCAAGGGTACCGCTATCTCTCTGCTGACCCCTCTAGAGAAGGATGTGCTTGATCAGATTGCATCTCACTACTCGTTTGTCCCCCAAGTTCTGCCTCAAGATCTGAAGGGAGTTGTTGATGCGTAATCCGACCGGCCCGAAGCGTGACTTCACACTGCTGGTGAGCCCAATGGGGAAACCGATACAAAATATAGCGATTAGAGCCCACTAGAGGAATCCGCTCCTCCTGATTTTTGCCGTCTTCCCAATAGCGGGCCATCCGAGCTTTTAACACACGAATGCTGGGATGATCCGTGGGAATATCGAGCTCCTCAGTGATCTTTTTGAGGATCGTGGTGCATTCGCGGACACGTTCATTGGGGCTCTTTGGTAGACGGAGATGTTTGACGGGCATGTGGTTGCTGTCTCTTACGGATTCCTGGTTTAGGCCTCTACGACCCTTGTAATGGAAAACGCGCTGATGTCTATCGTGATCGCCCCCTTCTGGATATTGGGCCAACTGTCCGCAGCTCGGCGAAGGAGTCATATTCTCCAATGTTGGGGGACCCTGTGAAGTCATCATCAGAGACATGGAAACCCCATTTCGTTGTCATCCTGTTGTACCACACCTGAGATACAAACATCTTTTGCCTGAATCCTAGGACTTGGATATAATCACCAACGGTCGTTGAACCTGACACAAAAATTGGAGGTACAGTAGAATGTCATTTTCATTCCTGCAGTCCAGGGCGTGTGGTGTGTAGTGGCAGCTGGCCTTTAGATAGGGCCTGGATCTTGCGTGTGCGAGTATGCAACACGGCTATTCGCGTACGCAACACGAGTGTTCGATGAGGTGACCCGTTGCGCGGGGGATGAGAACAACTCTTCATCCCCTGCACCCCGCTGCGTGCTGAGATAGGAAACCTGTGCCGCCAGACGAGCGGATACATCCTCTGTGAGGATCGGCGTCTCGAGAATCTCCGTGATCTGCGCGCGAATCCGGAGCAAGAGAGGGCTCGGTGGAAGGGCTTCAATCTCTGCTAGGAAGGCAGTAAGTGCCTGACGGTCCGGTAGCTCTGCCGCAAGGAGCGTCGTTGCACGGCATCGCAGAACCTGCTCTTGACCTCCTGGATTCACCTCCGTCTGCGTTGCAAGCACCTGTCCACCCGCCGTCAAAGTGATCGCCGGATCACCTGCCCCCTGAAAGATCACCCAATAGTCACGATCCGCCACTATCTCTCCCATCATGTAGGAGGACTCGCCCCCGCTGAGCTCTTTACAGATGTAGCCTGGCACTGTGACGATGGCCCTGCGGCTCACCTCTGTACGGAGTCCCGCGATCAGATCTCCCATTGCGGCCGGCAGGAGTTCATCGGAATCCACATAGGTGTAAGATCCACGACTCTGGAGGGCGATGTCACGGAGGAGGATGCGATTGTGATCGGCCCCGTAGCCCAGCAACGTGTAGGGAATGGGCCCTAGCCCAAGCGCCATGGACCTGAGACCGGCAGTGCTGGTCACACCGCGATTGACCTGCCCATCTGTCAAGAGGAGAACCGCATCATACGTGCAGGGCAACAGCGCAGAGAGTCCGGACCCCAGATTCGTGCAGCCCTCTGTCCTCAGGGCATCGACGGCACTGTAGAACTCCACCTTCCCTTCCTCTGTCATGAGATGGTTGCGAAACAGAGCCCTGGACTCCGTGCCGAAGAGAACCAGTGTTACGCGATCTGTGGCCGTGAAGAGATCGCGACCCGCATGGAGGGTCTTCTTCACCGCAACCAGCCGTTCTCCTTCCATGCTGTCACTAACATCCAGAAGAATCCCCAGATGCAGCGAGGTACGGGGTGGTTGGGGTTCCGCGCGAATACGAACCGCCAGATAGTCATCGTGCTTGAAAGCGGTCAACATCGTACCAAAACAAGGTGTGGGGTCGACGGCTGTCACATTTACAGCTGGTCGATCAGACAGGAAGACCAGGAGTTGATACCCTGCACGCGGAGATTGTACCAAGGTGCCCCAAGGAGCCGTGTCATGGGCGGAACAACGCGATACAGATAGCCGGCCTTCGGCTTGCTCCAATCACTGGAATCACGGTAGGCTGTTGCAACCTCGTCTCCCGTCCATTGGATTACAGGAAAGCCATTTGGATCTGTGAAGAGATAGAGATCGCGGATCGGCATAGATGTCATCTCTTGGAATCCGATGCGGATAGAGATGTGGGAGGGTGTATCTTTCATAGAGGAGATGCGGAGTTTGAGACCGAGGCGATTGGCCATCATGGCAGGGATCGGCCATGGAAAGGGTGTCCAGGCTCCGTTCGCAACCTGCAGAGATCCAATTGATGTCCCCTCGCGACACAGGAGTTCGACTTGGAAGGGTTCACGCTCATCTTGGGTGCGAATGCGACATCCCGTCCACCATGCGGGCTCGTGCAGCCCCATCAGCGTCTCCGTATGCGTAGCAGTAAAGAGACACTGAACCGTTTTGTGACCGACCTCGGGGTCACCGTCGATAGGAGGCCAATGGGTCTTGATTGTAGAGAGCATCGTACAGCAAGGGCCGACGCCACCCTCATCAAGTCACCTTTAGCACGGCTTCGTAGGGTGCCTCAGTTTCAGGTCCGTGCCATTCCATATAATCTCGGATTACCAAGATCTCTCCGTGACCGGAAATAGGGAAGGGTTTGTTGTTGCTCACCAACAGCTGGAACAGGATGCGCGGCTTCTCGAGAGTGATGGAAGGCCAGAGAGTAGCGGCACGAACCCAGCGACCACCATGATTCACGAGCTGGGCAGCGGAGAGGACAGTCCCCGCTGGAGTACGACAGATCGTGGAGCATTCCTCGTGTATGATTCCTTGGACGACACCACCACTGACGAGTGCGTCGCCGATCTGCAGCTGGGATAGTAGACACCAGGATCCATCGCGGCGGAGTGTCATCAGTGTTGAATCCACACCGAGGCTGAAATCGGTGATCGTGGGGCCGTGGCCCCCTGGCCCGTTCAAAGCCTCTTCGGCGGCCCGCTGCGCCGCGGCAACAACGGCGGGATCATCGGACTCCTCATAATCCGTGAACGTCAGGAGGCCCGTGGCACCGACGATGGGAATCTCGTTCGTAGAGGTGGCCAGACACCAGATTCGTTCAACAGACTTGGTTCGGGCTCCATCTGGATGATCCTCCGCTCGAACCCAGCGTCCCTCAGGCCCACGAAGATAGTGGTTCCCACTCACGTGGACGCCATCGATTGAGACCATATCGGTATGGCGTCCATCGAACTCGTAGACACTTGTAACACGGATACTGCCAGTCAAGAGGTCACCGATCTTAAGTGTACTGATGGGGCGATCGGAGCCATCTGCCATGCGAACCCGTGTGTCCCGTGTAAAACAACAGAGATCCACACCGGCGAATCCGGCCACGAACGTCACGAGCGGGTTACAGACCAGATTCTCTCCGAATGTGATGGCAGAGATCGCCGCATACGCGAATGCAATGAAGATACCATAGACCCGCTGGAAGATCTCCTTGATCAGAATCACGCTCATCCGTACACGGGTCCCCAGGAGACGGAAGGAATTGATGAAATTCACCATGAAGGACTTAAAGCCGCCGATGAGCCCCGAGATACCCGTTTCAATCGCGCTTACTTTGGAAAACGCCCCATCGACAACACCGGCGACCTCATTGAGCCCCTGATAAATCGGCGTAATGACGCCGGCAGAGTGTTCCTTCACGGCTTGTCCGATACAGAAATTCGTCGTCTCGGTAAAATCGTGCCCGTAGAACTTCGCGAAGGGCGTGATGGATGGCTGGCACCGATAGTGAGACCAGTTGCGCCGGATCTCCTGATAATTTGCCGCCTCCGCAATGGCATACAGAATGGCACCCAGGATCTGGGATAAAATGAAGAGCGCAACTGTGGATGGGGGTTCTGCGGCCCCCTCCTCTGTAGACCCATCAGCCACGTAAGCCCCCACCTTCTGTAGAGCATGATCCGCCTCTTCACGAATCGCATTCGGCAGCTGTGTGCCCGTGTCCAGCAGTCGTGCGGCCATGAGGTCCCCTTACTCCAGGGTTGCGGTTTACGATCCCACGCTCTAAACCCGGCTGATTCCGTAGTGGGTCTTAATCCAGTCACGATCGACCTTGAAGATGCGGGAAGAGGCGGGGGATGTACGACGAGTGTAGACATAGATTGCATTCAGCTTCCGCCACACGGATAGCGACCCGTATTTACCGACGGTCTGGGCGAGTGCAATGTGCCGCCGCCCCTCGGAGTCATGGCGATCATAGCCGAACATGAGGAGATCCCCCTCATGTAGGGCCCCGATACCGGGACCTCCAGGGAATCCCTTCCCAGGTGCACCCTGATCCCGAATGCAGGCAGATGGAACAGAAACGCGCCGACCGGACTTCAGAGTCCGCCGATAGGCAACGCGACGAATAAAGTCACGGGGGCAGCGCCGAGTGGTTCTCATGTCTGTTAAGTAGTAAGAAAAGGAGGACCTGAGGTCACAGGCTCCACTGGAAATTACCAGAACTCGGCAGGGGAGATGGTTACCTCAGACCGTCTTACACAGTTTCTCACATTGACAATTGGCCTCAGTGTCGGCCTCGGGGCCATATTTACCATGTCCTATCGTGCCACAGTCGCAAACAACTGGCCCGAGTACCGTTGTGAACCAGGCGTGATTCCTCTTGCTGGGCTCTTTAAGCCACCCAAGGATCCCCGTACATCGGCACAGTTCGCCCAGGATAACTGGACATTCTGCCAGAAGGAATACATCCAGAATGGTCTCCGTATTGCCGCGGAGGTTCCCAAGGAACTCGTACAGATGGCGAACGCAACCGCGGGCAGTGTGACTGGTGTCACCGGGATCCTGACCGATGTCTTTGTCGATCTCTGGACGTTCTGTTATGAGGCCTATGCATCCTTTATGGAACGTATGAAAGGGGTGGGGCGTCTATTTCAGAACTTCATCATCAACATGCACTCCATAGTGGATCGGTTACAAGCCTCTGTTCTATCCATTGTCTATGCGCTGATCTCTCTGATCACGGCTTTCGTTAACAGTGTTCACATGGCCATCATTGTGGCTGTCGTTATCCTCGGAATTCTGATCGCCCTCCAGATTATCCTCTTCTTCATTCTGCCAGAGATCTTCGGGATTATCATCGCCATGACGGCAATCATTCCACCGATTGTCATTGCCGCATCATCCGAGATGTTTACACCCGGTGCCTGTTTCACGCCGGATACGCCGGTTAAGATCCACAGTGGCAGCACGAAGCCAATTGCGAAGATGCAGGTCGGTGACCGCTTAGCCGACGGTGGATTTGTGACGGCCGTTCACCAGTTTTTGACGGCAGATGATCTCTATGAGCTGGATGGCGTACACGTAACGGGCGACCATCTCGTGACAAACATGTACAGCAAACACTTATCACCTGTGCGTGACTATCCGATTGCGAACCGGATACCGATGACGCTCATGGAACGCTTCAAGGGTGGGCGGGATCTCTGGTGTTTGACAACAACCACCCGACGGATCCCCTGTGGCCCCCGTCTCTTCGCAGACTGGGAAGAGATCCCGGATGACGATGTATCGCGGCAAACTGAGTGGTTCCGTGCCGTGTGGGACACGCTGAATCCCAAACGCCCATGCCCAGAACCCTCGGCACGGATACTCGAGTCCACAGCGGGCCTGAGCCCCGATTGCAGAGTCCAGCGGATTGGGTGGCGCGGCCCGGATCTCGTCTATCTCAAAGATGTGGAGATTGGTGATGTCATCAGTGATCGCCCGGGTCACACGACGCGTGTAGTAGGCAAGGTGTGTATTGAGGGAGATCAAGAGATGGACGCTCTCATGATCGAGGGTGGGCTTGTTACACCAGCCACGTGGATCCTGCGTTCGAACGATGTGTGGCAACCGGCTGCATCGCTTCCAGCGGCGGAGATCCACCCCAGGACCTGGATACATCTATACACGGAATCTGGCGAGTTCATGTTGGCCTCTGGTCTGCGTGTTCGGGATGCGGCAGAGGTCGGTTTGGCTGGCCTCCGCCCGCTGGTCGACGCCATCGTTCTTCGCCGAGATGCGCCATAAATTTAGCGGACTCCGGTAGAACGGAGGATGTCTACCCGTGGTATGTATCTGATCGGTATGTTAGTGTTACTGTTCCTGGCGAATCTGGCCATGCTGATGGGCATGACCAACTGGCCCGCCCGTGTGCGGGAGGGCTTCGCGGGTGCGATCGCGGCGCCCTCTAAGCGGATGAGCGGGGCGGCCCCCGAGCCCTTCACGGACTATCTCACCGGTGGTGGCTTCGGCACCGCGCCCATCGGCAGCTATGATGGTGTGAATCTGGCGGCCAATCTGCCTCCCGAGGCACAGGGCTTCCGTGCGCGGCTGCCCAATGAGCCCCTGGCCGGCCCTCCCGTGGAGATCGGCCCCGACAACCTCTTCTATTTCAAGAACAACCAGTGCAAGCCCGAATGCTGCGGTGCGACCCTGAGCTGCGACGGTGGCTGTGTATGCACCACACAATCGCAGCGTCAATTTATCGGAGAACGCGGTGGTAATCGCAAACATGACGATGGGTTCTAAAGTCGCACTCCGCAAAATGATCTTTGTCTGAACTAGCGCTGTAGTTTAGACCAAAATCAACACTTGCCTCCTCAAGCCGTCACCGGTGTCATCTGGACGGGGCCCAGCAGACCATCCGCACCACAGACACGCCAGTGCACATGGGCCACAATGGGACCCTTCACAGGCACCTTGTAACTCTGCGGTTTACGGATCCGCAGAATCGCCCGCCCATCCGCATCCGCGGTTGTTACACCCGCATTCGAGTACTCCAGATATGCCTTCCGCCAATCCTGGATGCGCCCGAGCCCCGCCGTCTCCGGTTCCGCCGCCCAGAAAAGCACTTTCGCTCCGGGTGTGAGACTGTGCACCGTGACCTGCGTGTCAGCGTGATCGGGGATCCTCTCCTGCAGCAGAGAGCACGGCATCACGGTCTCTCCAAGAAACGGCAGATATGTATCCCTGCGACCCGCAACCAGGGCCGCCGCTACTCCGACCGCAACGAACACAATCCTCGCGATCACACCGCGACCGAGGATCCATGTGACCAGATTGAAGTTGAAGAGCCCAACGAGACCCCAATTCAGCCCTCCAATAACGACTAGCGCCATTGCGATCAGATGCACCCACTTCTCAACCATCCTTTTGTTGGAGGCAGTGAAAATATGACGGGTGTTGACCCTTGATATACCGCCCCTTACCATGCAAATCCTACTCCTCTCTGGCTGGTCCGGTGTCGGCAAAGACGCTGCCGCTGCACTCCTCGTGGAAGAATTCGGGTATCACCGGCTCGCCTTTGCAGATGCACTCAAGGAGGACTGTGCGAACCAGACGGGGCTCACCCTACGTGTATTCCATTCCTATGCAAAGGATATCCCGCTAACGACGGCGCAGCCCCTGTATCCACATGCGAAGACACCACGCGAGATCCTTATTAAACACGCGGCTCTAGCTCGTCGTATGGATAATGAGGCCTTTGCACGGATTGTTGGAGATCGCATTGAGGGCCCCCATTTCGGGAAACCGCTCTTCGTCATCAGCGACTGGCGCTTTCTCTGTGAGCTCAATCATCTCCGGTCACGGTTCCCTGCAGCCGCGATCCACACAGTGCGCATAGAGCGCCCTGGTTGCACCCCTTCGGCCGAACCCTCAGAACATGAACTCGATCATCTGATCTTTGATCACACGATCGCGAACATAGGTACCATCAGTGACCTCCGTGAAGTTCTTAAACACATGCTACATACCAGTATTTAAACCTGCTCTTAGTATCATTGTGATATAACATGGATTCTATTTTGCATATAATCTATATAAATCTTGAACACAGAACGGATCGTAAACAACAGATAGAACTAGAATTATCTCGATTCAAAGGTTCAGTAGAACGCCTTAATGCCACCCCTCATGCAATCGGTGGTATAGGTTGTTCTATGAGTCATATTCGTGCACTACAACGGGCCAAGCAAGCAGGATGGCCACATGTTCTAATACTGGAAGATGATGCTATGTTTACAAATATTAAAGAAGGAGATATAAGCCTCTCTAAATTAATATCTGAGCCTTACGATGTAATTCTTTTGTGTGGAGCATACGCGTCATACAACCCATCTACGTGTAGAGTTATCTCGTCACAAACTGCCACTGCATATCTTGTTCATTCTAATTATTATGATACTCTCATATCTAACTTTAAGTCTGGCCTGGAACAACTTATTAGAACAAACATATATAACAAGTATGCGTTAGATCAATATTGGAAACTATTACAACCCCGTGATAAATGGTACATTGTACTTCCAACTATGTGTATTCAACGGCCAAGTTACAGTGATATTGAGAAGAAAAATGTAGATTATACTAGAGCATTTATATAATTATGTTCTATTTGGGCTAGCATGCACTTTCCAGATCTTGGCATCCGCTGGAATATCCCGCCGGCGACAACGGAAGGCGTTATCGAAGAGAGGCAGAGTCAGCTGCTGTGCCGGGATAGCATTTTGGGCATCACGGGCAATCGCACAATAGATTTCGAAGTTGTGATACCGCTGCTCATCATCGGGTTTCAACAGAATGTTCCGCCCCTCCTTATCGGTGAGCCACAGCCAGATGAGGTTCCACAGCGGAGAAACGGTCTCATGCTGAGTGCGTCCAGGTTCCCGTGTTAGGACTTTACGAATCTCTGTCACAGCCGGCCGTTCAGGCCACAGAGTCTCGAGGAGTGCAACCGCCAGCCTGCAGAGATCGAAGGACTTGTTGGGCTGGACTTTGGGTTCTCCCTGTCTATAGTAGATTCCGCAATTGTACTGCCCCTCGGCATCGGCATCCGGCCCATAGGAATCTGGAATCCACATCCGATTTCCCGTTGCGGCAGCAGGAGGACGGAAGGTCGCGCGGCCGAAGTCAATTATCTTCATGATCCGCCCATAGGTCGGTACACGGTAGAAGCGATCGCCACCAGGCGCTCCTTGCACGTGATAATAGAGATGCGTCTCTCCTGTGCCGCACCACATCACATTGTTCGTGTGGAGATCATTGTGGACAAAATCATAGGCCTGTTGGGCAGCAGCGAGGCCAGCGATGACCTGGAAGATCCACGCTGTCCACCTGGATTCCTTGGTCTCCTGCATAGCCTCGGTCGCATCATCGGCGATCTCATCCTCCATGAGATCATCCATGGTGCCATCACAGCGTTCGAGGACCGTAAGCTGCATGGGGAAGTTGGGAATATCCGC